AGTTATATTGCTGGCGCAAATACGACCAAAGCTAGTGTGAGCCTTGCAACTCGAGGCGTTGCGACAATTTTGTTTATCAGCGGGACGGTTTGCGTAATTAGCGGAAACGTGAGCTAAAAATGTCTGGAATTTTCCATTTGTTGCTTGGGCAAGTGGTTAGCAGCGGCTACACCATTGTTGAGAAGTTCCTTGCCTCTGGCACTTGGACTGCGCCCACGGGCGTTACGGCAACCGATTATTTGGTTGTTGCGGGTGGTGGTGGTGGTGCTTATAGCGGCACAGGGTTTAGTGTTGGCGGCGGCGGCGGTGGCGGCGGAGCGGGTGGATTTAGAACCGGCACGGCATTAAGTGTTACTGCCGGAACCGATTATGCAATTACTGTTGGTGCTGGAGGAACTCAAGCAGCAGCGGGCAACAATTCTGTATTTAGCACAATCACTTCTGCCGGTGGTGGCGGTGGCGGAGTGCCCGGAGGAACTGGACAACCAGCAGTTTCGCCAACTGCTGGAGGTTCTGGCGGTGGTGGTGGCGGATTCAATGTTGCAAACACCCAAAATGGAGCCGCAGGAAACACGCCTAGCACTAGCCCGTCGCAAGGAAATAATGGCGGAAATGGTTTTGGCAGTGACACGGACGCCAACGTACAAAGCGCTGGCGGCGGCGGAGGCGCATCAGCTGTAGGCGCAAATGCTGCATCTGCGGCAGGAGGAAATGGCGGCGCGGGCACAGCATCCACAATTAGTGGCAGCAGCGTAACGTATGCTGGTGGCGGCGGTGGTGGCAAACGAAATAATTTAGGCACGCCGGGAACGGCAGGATCGGGCGGCTCTGGAGGCGGAGGCGCTGGAAACAACAATGGAAATGGAACCGCAGGAACCGCTAATACGGGCGGTGGTGGCGGCGGCGGTGGCGGTGGTTCGTCTACTACAAATGGTTCTACAGGCGGCTCCGGCATCGTCATTCTGTCGTACACGATGGCCGCCGGCACTCCGATCATCTTTAAGTCCACAGCAACGTGGACAGCGCCTACTGGTGCAACCACCGTTGACTACCTTGTTGTAGCCGGCGGCGGTGGCGGCGGCGCAGATGGCTATACTCCGTTTGGCGCAGGCGCTGGTGGCGGTGGTGGCGCAGGCGGATTCCGTACTGGGACTGGGTTGTCGGTAACGGCTGGAACTAGTTATGTAGTTACGGTTGGAGCCGGAGGAATTGGAAACCCAGATGGAACTGCCGCACAAGGCGGTCAAGGTAGTAATTCCGTATTTAGCACTATTACTAGTGCTGGCGGCGGTGGCGGCGGGTATTCAACGGGGCCATCAAATGCCGCGCAAAATGGCGCAAATGGCGGCTCCGGTGGCGGCGGCGGTGGAATTAACGGAAACGGTACAACTGGAGGAACTGGAAATACTCCTTCAGTATCTCCGTCGCAAGGGTCAAATGGCGGATCGGGAAGTTCCGTTGCAAATTACGGCGCTGGTGGTGGTGGCGGCGCGTCAGCATCCGGTGGAAACGGAAACACTACAGCATCGGGTAATGGCGGCGCAGGAACAGCGTCAACATTGTCTGGAAGCAGCGTTACTTATGCTGGCGGCGGTGGCGGTGGTGGAGCGTCAACTGCATACGCCATCACAGCCGGAACAGGCGGGTCTGGTAGCGGCGGAAACGGTGGGACTCCTTCCGTTGTAGCGCAAAGCGGCACCGCTAATACTGGCGGCGGTGGCGGTGGCGCTGGAGATGCTGCGGCTGGAAAAAATGGCGGTAACGGCGGTTCCGGCATTGTTATTTTGAAGGTGAACTAATGAAGGCTTATCAACTCGTAGGCATCAACACGGCTATGCACTTGCTGCGCCCCGGCGCAAAATGGGAAATTACGGGCGGCGTAGGTTTTACCCGTTGGGAAGATCCCCGACCGCAGCCCTCAATGGAAGAAGTCATGGAAACCATTGAGAAAATCAAAGCGTTTGAAGATTCCATCAATACCATTTTGCTCCCCGGCCAACAGGAAGAAATGCAAGCGCAACTGGACGGCATCGAACAGGCGTACAACTCTTGAACCTACACGGCATATTTCCGACGCCCGTTGCTAAGTTTGCGTTGGGTCGTGACTTTACGGCTAACGAAACCGACTTCGTGGCCGCACAGCCGACGCACAAAAACATGGGCAACACGACGAGCAACGACCGCTATGTGTTGGGTCACGATACGCTGGCAAACCTTATGACATTTGTGCAGGCGTCTGTGGATGAATACGTCAAGGCAATCTACGCGCCGAAAGAAACCGTCTCGTTGCGTATTACGCAGTCTTGGTTAAATTACACAAAACCCGGCGAGTTTCATCACAAACACGCGCACCCCAACTCGTTTGTGAGCGGCGTGTTGTATTTAAAAGCCGCAAAAGAGCGCGACAAGATTTACTTCTACCGCGACGGATACCAGCAGATAAAACTGACCACGGACAACTGGAATTTATACAACAGCGAGTCGTGGTGGTTTGAAGTGGCGACCGGCGAACTGATCCTGTTTCCGTCAAGCCTTACGCACATGGTAGAAACCGTGCAGGGCGATGACCGAATTAGCCTTGCGTTTAACACTTTTCCAGTAGGTTTAGCCGGTAGCGAAGAATCGCTTACGGCTTTGCATTTGAGGGACTGACATGGCGCACTTTGCAGAATTGGACGCAAACAATGTCGTGCTGCGAGTAATCGTAATCGCGACCAAAGACAACTCGGACGCAAACGGCGTGGAAAAAGAATCCATTGGCCGTGCGTTTTGCGAGCGTCTGTTTGGGGGCAACTGGGTGCAAACCAGTTACAACGGCAACATGAGGAAACGCTATGCGGGGATCGGATATTTGTATGACCCGGCGCTGGATGCGTTTATTGCGCCGCAACCGTTTCCGTCATGGGCGCTAGACGATAACGCCGATTGGCAGGCCCCTGTGCCGATGCCGACCGACGGCAAAATGTATGCGTGGGACGAAGATGCGCAGGCATGGGTTGTTTCTGACATGGCGGTTTCTGTCTAAAAATGTTCGGCCTAGTCCCATTTTGCGTATTGCCGTTTGCCGATGACGCTGTTGGTGGCGCACCGCCGCCGCCTGTCATCCTTATAGACACGCACGATGGCGACAAGCGCAAAGATCACAAGTTCCGCGAAGAAGCCAAAAAGCGTGCGGAACGGCGGCAAGAGATTATTGCCGCTTACGAGGAATTGGTAGAGGGCAAACCGCGTGTGGCGCAAGAAATTGTTGCGCCGTTTGTGGAAGTTGCCGTGGTGGACGCCGAGGTTGTTCCGGTTGCCCAAATCAATTTTGACGCCCTGCTTAACGATGTGGCGCGCATGGAGCGGCTGTATCGGGAACTTCAAGAACTAGACGACGAGGAAGCATTGCTTTTGTTGTTATGAAACGACGTTACATCCAAGACGAAAACGGCGATTTTGTGGAAGTGGCAAAGAACAAGAAGGGCCAATGGCATTACGTCATGCCCGATATCCAGCCTTACAAATCCATGATTGACGGTCGGATGATAACCAGCCGGTCAGAACACCGAGCGCACCTCAAGGCCCACGGGTGTATGGAAATTGGCAACGAAGACCCCCTTAAACACGCTCCGAAGCCCGTAGAGGCCAAGAACTCACGAACCGAAGTGCTACGGCATCAACTTGCCAGCATGACCCATAAGGACGCTAACCGCCTCCTATCGCGCCTCCGCGATGAAATCCGATTTACCCACGATCCCCACAGGAGATAAGTAATGGATGCCCCCCAACAGCCCGTAGAAGCCGCCGATAACGAGCCGGTAGACCGTAAAAGTCTGCTGGCCGAGCAGTTTGAGGCAGCGGAAACGGACGCCCCCACAGGGCGCGATGATGCAGGCCGGTTCGCCAAGACAACCAAGGTTGAAGAACCCGCGCCGGAACCCGTAGAGGAGCCGGTTTGGAAGCGTCCCCCGGCATCGTGGAAAAAGGAATACCACGAGGCGTGGCAGAAGGCCGACCCGCGCATCCAAGAGTATGCGTGGCAGCGCGAAGAACAGATGCGTAAAGGCATTGAACCGCTGCTTTCCAAGAAGCAGTTTGCCGATGCGATGGAGCAGGCCATTGAGCCTTACCGCCAGACCATTACCGGCCTCGGAATGAAGCCGGAGCAGGCTGTAGCGGCGCTAATGAAGGCCGATTACACCCTCCGAACGTCTGATCCGCAGACCCGGGCGCAGTATTTCGCGCAGTTGGCGCAGGAATACGGCATTGACCTATCGGGTATGGGCGCAGGCCAAGCCTATGCCCCGCAAACCACCGCCGATCCCTTGTTGTTTGCCCTCAAAAACGAGTTGGCAAGCGTCAAGGGCGAAGTGCTGACTTGGAAACAGCAGCAAGAGGCGATGGAACAGTCCAAGATGGCTAACGAAATTGACTCGTTCTCACAAAAGGCCGAGTTTTTTGAAGAAGCGCGTCCGACAATGATTCAACTGCTCCAATCGGGCATGGCGGAAACATTGGAAGATGCTTATGATAAAGCGTTACGTTTAGATTCCGAACTGTCTGCAAAAATACAGGAAAGCCGACAAGCCGAACTGGATAAAAAGCAGGCAGCGGAGAAAAACCGAGCAGCGAAAGCCGCTCGGGCTGCTGCGGTCAGCGTCAGAAGTGCCACACCCGGCGCGAACACGGCTCCCAAAGCGCAAAGTCGCCGCGCATTGCTTGAAGAATCGTTCAACGAGCAAGAATCGCGGTTTTAATCAACTGATACAGGAGTATTAACATGGCATTTGCCAACTCAAGCATCAGCGACATCATTGCGACCAACATTCAGAGCCGCACGGGTGAACTCGCTGACAACGTGACGAACAACAACGCGTTGCTTCGTCGCCTCAAGGACCGTGGGAACATTAAGACGTTCTCCGGCGGTAACGTGATTTTGCAGGAAATCATGTACAACGATACGACCACCAACAACACGAACTCGTACTCTGGTTACGAAGTGTTGAACGTTGGTCAGAACTCGCCCATCTCGGCGGCGCAGTTCAGCATCAGCCAGTACGCCTCGGCGGTGTCCATCTCGGGTCTGGAAATGATCCAGAACTCGGGCAAAGAAGCCATCATTGACTTGCTGGATGGCCGTATGGAAGTGGCCGAAGCGCAGTTGGCGAACCGCATCAGCGGTGACCTTTACGGCGACGGCACCGGCAACTCGGGCAAGAACCTCACCGGCCTCGCGGCGGCGGTTCCCGATAGCCCGTCCACCGGCACCTACGGTGGCATCAACCGTGCCACTTGGTCGTTCTGGCGTTCGGTGTCCTACTCCGGCGTGACGAACGGCGGCGCGGCTGTTTCGGCTTCCAACATCCAGCAGTACATGGATGCGGTGGCCGTGCAGTTGATCCGTGGCACCGACAAGCCGGACTTGATCGTGGCCGACAACAACTACTATCGTCTCTATCTGCAGTCGCTGCAGAGCATCCAGCGCATCACGGACTCTGGTTCGGGCATGGCGGGTGCGGGCTTCGCGGCCCTCAAGTACTACGGCGCGGGCATGGCCTCCGACGTTGTGCTGGACGGTGGTATCGGTTCGTCCTCGTACAACTCGGGCAGCGGCAACGCCAACCATATGTGGTTCTTGAACACCAAGTACTTGATGTTCCGTCCGCATAAGGATCGCAACTTCGTGCCGATTGGTGGCGAGCGTCAAGCCGTCAACCAAGACGCGATTGTGAAGTTGATCGGCTGGGCCGGTAACCTCACCTCGTCTGGCCCGCAGTTCTGCGGCGTTTTAATTGCTTAATAGGGGTTAGCAAACATGGCATATTCACTTGCAAACCTTGGTGGTATTGACTTGAACAACGCTGCTCAAGTGCAGGCCACCTCGTACTACGCCAGCACCCCGGCTTACGTCCCGAATCAAGGGCCGTTGGGCGCGGAAGTGTTTGGTTCGGACGGTAAGCGTTATGTGTTTGCGAAAGCGAACGCATCCATTACCGCCTCCACTACGTCATGCACCGTCAACGCCACCACCTTTTTGGTGACGGCAACTGGCGGTTCGTACACCAGCCCGCCCGTAGACCTCGTTTCTGGGGACTACGCGTGGTTTGGCGCGACCTCTGTTTAATTGAGTCGGGGGCGGGGGTAACACCTCGCCCCTTCTCATAGGAGAACACACATGGCGATTCCTTCACGCGTGCAGGGTGCAGGGCAGTCGGGTGGTGCAACGACCGCAATTTGCGGTGACGTTGGCAACACGCTGACCGCTGCTGGCTCGTCTGCTTCGGATGCGTTGGCGCTTTCTGCCGTTCATAACCGCGTTTCCACGACCGCTGCCAGCACGGGTGTCAAACTCCCGCCTGCTGAAGCCGGTGCGATTGTGACCGTGGCGAATGACGGTGCGAACTCGCTAACCGTTTATCCGCAGACGGGTACGACGATTGATGGCGGTGCGTCGGTGGCGATTGCGACCACGAAACGCCGTTTGTTTGTCGGCATTAGTCCGACTGTTTGGGTTTCCATTCTGGGAGCCTAATCTGTGCCGATCCCGTCACGGGTTCTTGGTAGTGGGCTATCGCGCCTGTCTACCGTTTCCATTTGTGGAGACGGGGCAGATGCGATTACCGCAACCGGAACCGTGGCGGGTGACGCATACCAACTGACGTATGTATTTAATGGCGTTAGCACGACTGCTAGCGGAACCGGCGTGAAACTACCGCAGACCGAGATGGGCGAAGTGATTTACGTCACGAACTCGGGCGCGAACACGCTAAAGGTTTATCCTTACGACACCAATTCCACCATCAACGGGACTACATCCGCGTCGGTGGCTGCGAACTTTACAAGCATTTTTTACGCTGTATCCAACACAAAGTGGTACAGCATGACTGGCGCAAGAACTTAATCCCCACAGGAGAAAGACGATGGCCCTTGACTCTGATATTTCATCCGCTGACGCCCAATTGCACGTTGAGTTTTTTATTGCCAAGGATGTTGAAGGATGGGACGGCAAACCCTTCATTCGCATCATGGCTCCCGGCGACAAGACCAACATCATTGAACAGCCGGTGCGCGAGGATCACAAAGAACGATTCCCGCGCCAATGGCTGTACTTCCAAATGAAAAATAACGAAATTCAAGTTCCTGTTGTTGGTACGTCCTTGGACGATTGGCAGCGCGACAGCAAAGGCGAGGTTAGCCGCGCACAGGTTGAAGAACTCCGCATCCTCAAGTTTCAGACTGTGGAACAGGTTGCCGCGGCGTCTGATTCGCAATTGCAGCGCATTGGCATGGGTGGCCCGGGCCTCCGTGAACGCGCCAAGAGTTACTTGAACGTCAAGCACCGTAGCGAAAGCGCGGAAGAATTGGAAAAAACGCGCAGCGAGTTGGAAACGCTCAAAGCGCAAATGGCAGAACTGATGGCCGCTCGCAAGCCGGGACGGCCACCTAAAGTAGCCGAAGGAGGCTAATCATGGGCAGCACGATGCTTCAACTCGTCCAGCAAGTTACTAACGAACTGGGCGTCCCGACCCCTAGCACGGTGGCTGGCAACGCCAACCAAGACGTTGTGCAGATTCTGGCGCTTATGAACGCCACGGGATACGAGTTGTTGCGTCGGGCTGATTGGCGCGAACTAACCAAGCAGTACACGTTCTATACGGACGCGACGACCACTACGGGTGATTGGGCCAACGGTGGCTATCAAATCATCAACATCCCTAGCACTTCTGGTTTGTCCACCAACTACCAAGTGCAAGGTATCGGTATTGGCAACGCAACGTACATCACGAGCGTGGATAGCCCGACCGCTGTAACGGTCAACCAAGCGTTTACTGAAGGACAGGTTGGGGGAACATTGACGTTCCAAAAGGTCAAGTACGACCTCCCTTCCGACTACAACAGCACCGTGCCGCGCACTCATTGGGATAAGAGCAAACGTTGGGAAATGCTTGGCCCCGAGTCGGCGCAGCAATGGGAATGGCTGTTGTCGGGCTATATCAGCACCGGCCCGCGCATCCGCTGGCGGTTGCTTGGTAAGTACTTCCAGATTTGGCCGGGCGTCAACGCGGGAGAATATCTTGGGTTTGAATACCGCAGCAATGCGTGGGTTGAAAGCGCGTCTGGCGTGCCAAAAACATCGTTTACTGCCGACACAGATACTTGTCTTTATCCAGATCGCCTTGTCGTATTAAGCACCAAACTCAAATACTTTGAGGCCAAGGGCTTTGATACGACAGCGCTTTACCGCGACTACATCATGGAACTAGAAACCAGTATCGCGCAGGATACGTCGGCGGCTAACTTGTCGTTTGCCCCGCGTCCGGGTACGGTTCTTATCGGTTACGACAACATCCCGGATAGCGGGTACGGACAGTCGTAATGGCACGCCGCGCCCTCATTCAGCGTGCAGCCGCAAACGTTGCTTCGCTGCCTGCCCCTGTAGGTGGGTGGAACGCCCGCGACTCATTGGCAAACATGGCCCCGACAGACGCCGTAACGCTGGAAAACTTTTTTCCCGGCGTAGCAAGCGTCAATCTGCGTGGCGGGTACAGTCAACACGCCACCGGATTGCCGGGACAAGTTGAAACGCTAATGACGTACAACGGCGCGGCGACCACAAAAATGTTTGCCGCTTCGTCAACCGGATTTTATGACGTAACCTCGGCAGGAGCCGTAGGAGCAGCCGTAGTATCTGGGCTAACCAACGCCCGATGGGAATACATCAACGTTGCTACCACGGGTGGCAATTTCCTGTATGCCGTAAATGGCGTAGACAAGCCGCGTCTATACAATGGCTCTACATGGACGGCGATTGATAGTTCGTCTACGCCGTCAATTACGGGCGTTACGACGACAAACCTATCCAACATCAACCTTTTCAAAAACCGCGTATGGTTCATTGAAAAGGACACGCTAAAGGCGTGGTATTTGCCTACGTCATCCGTAGGCGGCGCAGCGCAAACGCTAGACCTTTCATCTATCGCCAAGTTTGGCGGTTACCTTGTTGCGATGGGGACATGGACGATTGACGCGGGTTACGGCGTGGACGATAACCTCGTGTTTGTCACGAATAAGGGCGAAGTGATCGTTTATCGCGGCACCGACCCGTCTAGCGCCTCCACTTGGGAATTGATCGGCGTATGGGTGTTGGGCGCTCCGGTGTCCAAGCGCTGCTTTATGAAGTACGGCGGCGATTTGTTGCTGTTGACGCTGGATGGCTTGTTGCCGCTGGCGTCTGCGTTGCAATCCTCCCGCCTTGACCCAAACGTGGCGCTGTCGGACAAAATCCAAGGCGCATTTGCAGCGGCAACGTCTACCTACCAAAACAATTTTGGCTGGGTGATGTTGTACAACGCCAAAAACAACGCGCTAATTGTTAACGTTCCGGTGTCCGTGGGAAGCCAAGAGCAATTTGTGATGAACAACATTACAAAGGCTTGGTGCAAATTCACGGGTTGGGCCGCTAACTGTTTTACGATTTACCAAGACGATCCTTATTTCGGCGGTAGCAACTACGTTGCAAAGGCGTGGACGGCTGGCAATACCGGGTACATAGACGATACCAACAACATCGCCGCACGCGCTTTGCAAGCCTTTAACTACTTTGAAACGCGAGGAGTAAAGAAATACTTTACCCGCGCTCGCCCAAGCCTGTATTCCAACGGCACGCCCGGCATCAACCTTTCAATCAACGTGGACTTTAGCCAAGCCGATAGTACGGCTGCTATTGCTTATACCCCGTCTACGTTTGCGCTTTGGGACACGGCAACGTGGGACACAGCAACGTGGGGAACCGGGGACGTTGTGCAGGCCAACTGGCAGGGCGTGACCGGGATCGGTTATTGCGGGGGTATTCAAATGAATACGACCTCTAAAAACCTATCCCTGCAATGGGCGTCAACGGATGTGGTGTACCAAACCGGATGGGCTGGAATATAACGTCAAGCCCCAGCGTGGGGCATTGGGTTATGGGCGAAATGGACGGGGCGTTTAACCCCGACCGATCTAGCGCCATTGGGTTGCTTCGGGACGGTAAAACCGTTGCCGGGGTGGTTTATGAGAATTTTAATGGCCGGTCGGTGGTGTGCCATATCTGCGTAAAAGGCAGGATGACCCCCGCTTATTTGGCCGCGATTTTTGACTACGCCTTCAATGTGTGCGACGTAAACAAGGTTATTTGCCCGGTATCAAGCGGGAACGTGCGTGCGCAACGAGTTGTGCGTAAAATGGGTTTCACCGAGGAAGCGCGTCTTAAAGACGCCGACACCGACGGCGATATCGTGTTGTTAACCATGACACGTTCTGCGTGTCGTTTTCTGGAGCCTCGGTATGGGCAAAAAATCACCTTCACCGCCGCCAGCGCCTGACTACGCTGCGGCTGCTACCGCACAGGGCGCGGCCAATTTGGACGCTGCCCGCCTCACGGCGCGGATCAGCAACCCCAACATTTCCACTCCCCTTGGAGGCCAGCGTGTCACGTTCGGCAAAAGCACGTTTGACCAAGCCGGATACGACAAGGCGATGGCCGACTATCAGAAGCAGTTGGACGCTTACAACCAAGGCAATCTTCAGCGCGGCCCGGGCGTTGGCCTCTCGGATTCTGGGGGCAATGACCTTGGCCTTGGTGATTTTTACGGCGGTGGCGGTGTTGGCGGGTATAGCGGTGGTCAGTTTGGCACTTCTCCCGTTGCGCCGACGAAAGAACAGTTCACCACGACTACCGACCAAGACACGCCGTACATTGAACAGTATTTAACGCCGGAAGCGCAAAAGACGCTTGAGGCGCAGCAGCGCGTAGACCTTGCCCTTGCTGGCCTTGGCGAGCAGGGTATTGGCGTGGCCCGGGACGTTCTCGGCCAGCGTTTTAATCCCAACTTGCGCGACCTTTCCACCCAGTTGGGCGGGTACGGTCAAGTTGCCCAAGGCCCGAATCTAACGGGTATGGGACAAGCCGGAGCCAACGTAGGCGCGCAGCGCGTCAATCGTGGGCCGATGGAAGGCCAGTACGGGTATGCCCAAGGGGTTGACCTGTCCGGCCTCCCACAAGCGCCTATAAACGCCGGTACGACGGCACAGCAGGCCATCATGTCCCGCCTTGAGCCGCAATTGCAGCGCAAGCGTGCGGCTCTTGAAACCCAGTTGGCAAATCAAGGCTTGGTGCGTGGTGGCGAGGCTTACAACGCCGCTATCCAAGAAGCGCAGCAAGGCGAAAACGACCTTCGCACACAGGCCGCGTTGCAAGGCATTGGCCTAGACCAAGCCGCCCGGGCGCAGGCGTTTGGCGAACGGCAGGGGGCTACGCAGTCCTATAACGCCGCCGTCCAACAGAACTTGCAGCAGGGTTTGTCGGTACAGGATGCCCAGAACCGCGCCGCGCAACAGGTGTTTGGTCAGCGCATGGACATTCAAGGCTTGTATAACACCGCCTTGGCGCAAAACCAGAACGCGGCGCTTCAGCAGCAGGCGGCGGCTAACCAAGCGCAAGCGCAGCAATTTAACCAAGCCCTGCAGGCCGGTCAGTTCGGCAATACGGCGCTTCAGCAGTCATTGGCGCAGCAGTTGGCGCTTCGCAACCAGCCGATTAACGAAATCGGCGCGCTTATGTCTGGATCGCAAGTGCAGATGCCGCAGTTCCAAGGTTATACGGGCGCAAACGTAGCGGCGTCTCCGGTATTCGGTGCGGCGCAAGCGCAAGGTGATTTTGCGCAGAAAAATTACCAAAACCAAATGGCTGGATACAACAACCAGATGAGCGGGCTGTTTGGCCTCGGCGGCGCTTTGGCTCAAGGTATCGGCAGCGCTGGCGGTGCTGGCTTGTTCTTCTCGGATCGCCGACTTAAATCCAACATTGAGCGCGTAGGCACGCACCCGCTTGGCATAGGCATTTACGAGTACGACATTGCGGGGCGCCGTGAGCGTGGCGTGATGGCCGACGAAGTTGAATCTGTGAAGCCGGAAGCCGTCAGCACCCATAGTAGCGGGTACAAGATGGTTAACTACGGAGCGCTCTAATGCTTACGCCATATCAATCGTTTGAAGGGCCGCAGCAACAGATGGGCCGTGGTCAGCGCCTTGCGCAAATGTTGCAAGGGCGTCCGTCTAGCAATTTCGGTGCTAACGACGAAACCACGCAGCCTGCGCAATACAACAGTCCGCTGGCTTCGGTGAACGGCTATAACGCCGCCCCGCAGTCTGCGCGGTTGTTCCCGCCGAATCCGATAGCCAAGCAACCTATGCCCAAGACGCCGGGGATGTATTCCCCGCAGGGCGGCGATTTCAAGGGTGACTACTATGGCGGTTAAATACTTCCAAACATTTCGCCCCTCAAGCGAATACGAAGCCGCTGCTGCCGACGCACAGCGCAGACAGGCATTAGCCGACGCGCTCCAACAGCAGGCTTATCAGCCGTTGCAAATGGATATGGCTGGCCCTATTTCGTATACGCAAGGCTTGGCAAAAATCCTGCAATCGTACATGGCTGGCAAGGAAAGCCGTAAAGCCCGTGAGGCCGAACAAAAGGCTTCGGCTGCAATTGAAAAGGATGTGGCTGGCGTTGAACGCACCGGCCAGCAGTTGCGTGAAAGCCTTGAGTCGGGGCGCAAGCCGTTAACTGCCGCTGAAACTACGCCGGATGCAAGTGGCCTTGCTATGGTGCGTGGCCCGCTTGACCCTGTGCGCCTTGCGTCAACCAAGTATGGCCGCGAAGCGTTGGTTACCGATCCCGAATTGCTTGAGGCATATAAGGCGGCGCGTACCAAGCCCAAGATGCCTGCATTGACGGCAGAACAATTAATGACCCTTGACCCCGCAAGCCGCAAAATGGCGCAAACCGCAATTGAGGGCGGGCAAAATCTTGATTACGGCGCGCTTAAATTGCAAGCCAAACCGAAGGATGTTACGCATACGGTTGACCTTGGAAACAAGATTGAAGTGCATTACAACGATGGAACTTCGGAAATTAAAACTAAAGGCGTTGCTCCGTCAGCCGAACCGAAACAATTGTATTCTGTGAAAGTTAATGGCGTAGACACATACGTTCCGTATTCGCAAGCAATTGGCAAAGCATCTACAAAAGAGGCTGGCGCAAAACCGTCAGAAGCAGAAAACCAAGCCTCGTATTTGACAAATCGCGTATTGAACGCACAGCGTCAAATTAATCAAGTTACTGCGCAAGCACCCGGGGCTTTGCGTCCCGGCGCAATGGAAGCGGCGGTTTCGTCTATTCCGCTTGTTCGTCAAGCAACGGGAGCGGTTCAGTCGCCAGAGCGTCAAATTGTTAGCGCCGCGCAGTCCGATATGCTGGATGCGTTGCTAACTTTGGCAACCGGCATTTCTTACACCGAAGAACAGAAAGAAGCCAACAAGAAATCATATTTGCCGTCTATTACCGAAAACGATCAAGTTGCAGCCGCTAAATATGATCGGTTGTTGGGCGTTGTTGCGGGGGCAAAGGCTCGCGCTGGACGCGCATGGACACCGGAAATGGATAAAGCGTTGCAGGACGTTTTGGTTAATCCGTTTACCAAACAAGAGCAGGCTGCGCCGCAAGGCGGTTTGTCGCCCGCAGAACAAGCGGAACTTGCTGCGCTTCGTGCGAAGCGCGGGGGAAGAAACTAATGGCACTTACCCCCGAAGAAGAGCGCCGACTGCAAGAACTTGAGGATATGGAGCGAATTGCGCATTTAGAGCGCAAACAAGCGGCATTTCAACCAAAACCCGCGCAATCATCTGCGCCGGTTCGTCAAGGCTTTTTAACCGCGTTACAAGGCACATTTTTTAATCTTGCCGACGAGTTGGCTGGTGGGCTTGCTATGCGTGGCGCGTCTGAAGCGCAGCGCGGCGCAGGAATGGCCGGGTTACGAAACCAATATGCGCCCGCTGAAACCGCATACGAACCAACCAGAGATTACGTTCGCCAGCAAACCGCAGAGTTTGCATCTGCATACCCCAATACCTCCGCAGGACTTGAATTGGCCGGTGGTTTGTCCACGTTGCCGTTTAGCATGGGGGCGGCTCCGCTTCGTGCTGGCGGCATGATGGCCCGCGGCGCACGCATCGCCGCGCCAATTGCTACACAAAGCGCAATTTCGGCGGCGGGCAAGTCGGAGGCGCCGACGTTTGACGAACTTGCTGGAGATGTTGCCAAAGGAACATTGACAGGGCTTGCAACGGGCGGCGCTGGCGTTTTGGCTGCAAAGGGCTTGGGCGGCGCAGTACGTCAAATTGGCGAACGCGCAGGCCCATTTAAAGAAAAGTTGCAGATCAACACGGCTAGAGAGCGGCTGGCTAGGCTGTTGGAGCGTGACGCAGAAGCCAAAATGCGTATGGGCGCTGAACCAACGGATGTAGCCGCTGCTCGGTTGCGCTCGTTGGGTGAAAACGCGCCGCTTGCTGCTACGGGCAAAAGCACCACAGCAGAACTTGGGTTGTTGCGTAATTTGCCCGGGTCGGCAGAAGAATTAACAACCCGAGAAGGGCGACGTATTGCGGCCCAACGTGGCCCCGCATTGGTTGCGGGCGCAGAAGAAGCGTTGTCTGCTCAAGGATCGCCATTCCGGTCATCTGTTGACGCGTTAGTGCGGCAAAAGCAACGTGATGCCGCGCCGTTTTATAAGCAATTGCAAGGCTCTACGTTTGTTGCCGATAAAGAATTGGTTGATTTGCTGGAGCGCGCCAAGGATGCTCATGGCGGGGCAGAAAAACTTGCCCGTTTGTCGGGCGTTCCGCTTGCTGACCTTTCCAAAATTAAAGCAGGGACGCCGGTTCCTTTTGAAACATTGGATACCGTTAAAAAATCGTTGTGGGATTTGAAGGAAGGTGCAAAAGGCGAATTTGGCAAGCCGACTGAATTAAGTCGTGCATATGACGATGTTCGTCGCAAATTGACGGACAAATTGGACAAACTTTCTCCTAAAGATGCAAACGGCGCGTCTGTTTACAAGCAGGCTCGTAGCGCATTTGAAACGCCCGCACAAATGGAAACGGCAATGCGCCGTGGCCGAGACGCACTAAAAGAAGATGTAACCGATTTGCCGGGAATAATTGAAGATATGGCCCCGGCAGAATTAGAGGCATTTCGCGTTGGCGCTGCACAATCCTTGCGCGATGTTGCCGGATCACAGGCGGGCCAGACTCGGCTATTGAATTTGTATAAAGAGCCAACTCTTAAAGACAAATTGAAAACCATATTTGGCGATGACTTCCGCACATTTCAAAAATCTGTGTTGCAACAAGAGCAACTCAAGGCTGTGGAACGTGCGGGCCAAGGGTCGCAAACCGCGAAACTATTGGCAGGGTCAGAAGATCAAGGCGCATTTATGGAAGGCTTGGAAGCCGCACGCGCTGCCGCTGGCGGTGGGTTTGCGCCTATGGAGTATGTCGGTCGCAAATTCAGTCAATTGAAAATGCCGGAACAAACGCGGAATCAATTGGCGCAAATGTTGTTGTTGCGGGGACAGCCCGCCCAACAAGAATTGCGCGATGTTGCGGCATATATGGCGCGTCGGCGCAGACAACAACAGGCTGCTGGTCAATTGGCCGGTCGCGTAGGCGCGTTTGGAGCGCAGGAGTAAAACCATGAGTTTTAACGGTTCGGGTACATTTCAGATCAACACCGCCGGCCAGCCGGTCGTAGCCGGTACTACTATCACATCAACCGCTTTTAATGCGTTGACGGCTGACCTTGCTACCGGCCTGTCCACGTGCATGACCAAGGACGGCCAGACGGTTGCTACGGGCAATATCCCGATGGGCAGCAATAAGATCACCGGCATGGCGGCTGGTACGGCGGCTACGGACGCTGCAAACCTAACGCAAGTGCAAACAACTGCCGCGAAATTGTTGTCAGTTTCCGGCACCGACACCATTACGGCCTCGGGAACTCCGACTGTTGCGGCCTATACGTCGGGCGCTATGTATTACTTTTCGCCCGCTGCCACGAATACGGGCGCGGTTACAATTAACATTGACTCTTTGGGCGCAAAAAGCATTACCAAGGAAGGCTCAACTGCGTTGGCGGCTGGCGATTTGACTTCCGGCAAAGTTGCCGTGGTGGTGTACGACGGCACGCGCTTTCAGTTGGTAAACGCCGGGGCTGCAAGTTCTACCGGCAATATCACGTTTAGCACCAACACCATCAGCACTTCCAACACGAATGGCAACATTATTATGTCGCCAAACGGGTCGGGCCAAATATTGATGAACACGAGTTCGTCGGTATTTTCGGGGCAGGCAATTGTTGAGGTTGTTGGCGAAACGTCAACCAGAATTTATCCCGGTGTATTTAAGTCATTATCCGAGCCGCGCCCGTGCATCATGTGGAACGCCACTACAAGCGGGGATTGCGGATTCTGGGCGTTTGGAACGGAAACGTCTTACACGTTCAGAGGCAACATTTCGTACAACCGAAGCGCCGGTTTGGTGGCGTTTAACACTTCGTCGGATTATCGCGCCAAAGACGTTTACGGGCCGGTTACCGATAGCGGCGCAAAAGTTGACGCCATTAAGATTTATCGCGGCAAAATGCACGGCGCTACGGTTGAGCGCCCGATGGCAATTGCTCACGAACTTGCAGAGCAAGCCCCTTATGCCGTTACCGGCGAAAAAGACGCGGTAGACGAAAACGGAAGCCCGATTTTTCAGCAGGTTGATTACACAACGCTTGTGCCATTGCTTGTTGCCGAAATTCAGTCATTGAGGGGGCGCGTTGCTGCGCTTGAGGCGAAATGAGTGACGATCACGAGGCTCGCCTTCGCACCGTAGAAGGCAAACTAGCGGCTCACGAAGCGGTTTGCGCTGAACGCTACCAAGGCATCAAGGACGACCTTAAAGAGTTCAAGATGCTCATTAAAGCGGTAGGCGGCGCGTTAATTATAGGCATGGCAAAACTATTGTTTTTCCCACACTAATGGACGTTATAGAACTGCTCATTAAAGCGTGGCCGGTTCTATTTGCGATTGTCACGCTAATTATTGTCTTGTCAAAACTTGACTTACGGGTTGCGGTGCTTGAGGACAAGATAAAAACGCTATTTGACTTGGTAAACAAGAAATGAACTGGGGCGAAATCCTTAAAATGGTGATTCCGATCCTTGTGGTCAGCATCGGCTGGCTGCTTGGACAGGTATCGTCATTTAGCAACCGGCTTATTAGCATTGAGTCCAAGATGCCTGCGCTCATTACGTCTGAAGGCGTCCCGACTGACTCACCGTTGTCTGCTGAAAAGCGTGCCAAGATGCGCGAAGAACTCCAGCGCGAGATCAACGACCTCAACGTGCGCCTGCGCTTACTTGAGGAGCGTGCCAAGCGATGATGCCGATTATTCAAACCCTGCTCTCTAACGGGCTAGGGTTAGTTGCCAATGCTGTAATGGCAAAAGGCAAAGAATGGGTAGAGGAAAAAACGGGGGTCAAGTTGGCCCCAGATATGCCGCCCGAACAAATCGCGCAGTTAAAAATTGCCGAAATGCAGCACGAAGAAGAATTGATGCGGCTGCGTTTGGAAGAAAACAAACTTGACATTGAAGCGTTCAAGGCCGAAGCGTCTGCCGTGACTGACCGCTGGACTGCGGATATGGCCTCGGACTCTTGGCTGTCCAAGAACATCCGGCCCATGACGCTTATCGCCATCCTTTCCGGTTACTTCCTGTTTGCGTTCATGTCGGCATTTGGGCTTGAGGCCAATGAGTCATATGTGACGCTATTAGGTAATTGGGGGCAGATCGTGATGTTGGCTTATTTTGGTGGCCGGACTGTCGAGAAGGTTATGGAGATGAAGCACAAATGAGCCTTGTTGCAGAACAGGCGGCGTTTTTGCTGGATGCTTGCAAACTGATCGCCAAAGCCACGGAAATGGGCTTTACGGTGACGGGCGGCGAATTGGCCCGAACCATTGACCAACAGCAGATTTACGTCAAAACCGGGCGTAGCAAAACTATGAACAGCATCCATATCAAAAGATGCGCCATAGACCTAAATTTCTTCAAAGACGGCAAGTTAGTGTACGATGTTAATGCTTTACGTCCCGTAGGTGAGTTTTGGGAGTCGTTGCACCCCAAAAACCAATGGGGCGGCAAGTGGAGGTTTGTGGACGTTCCACACTTCCAACGTACTGTGTGAGGTTATCGTGCCTATTCGACGGATTTCTGACGATCAATTGGTCGCAAGTCTCCGCAAACACAAAGGGATTAGAGTTGAAGCCGCCAAGGAACTAGGCTTGAGCGTGCGGTGCGTCATGGAACGCGCCGGGGCTTTGGAGGCGGCGGGAATAGAGGGTATTCAGACCACTTACCATTCCCCCAAAACCGACAAAAAAGAGTTTGAATTTACGCCGCTTCCCCGTGACGACATTTCCATCGAAGAACTGATCCAGCACCGTAAGCGGCAGTTCGCCAACAAGCGCAATTACGAAGAAGCGTCCAAACTTATCCCCATCCGCATCAAGATTCCCGGCCCTATCGGAATCCTGCACTTTGGAGACCCTCATGTTGACGATGACGGGACAGACATTGAAGCCCTTGAGCGGCACACAGAACTTGTCAACCGAACTGATGGAATGTTTGCCGTCAACGTTGGTGACACTACTAATAACTGGGTGGGACGACTCGCCCGACTCTACGCCGACCAATCCACAAGTGCCGCCCAAGCATGGCGACTTGCCGAGTGGTTCGTAGGGCGCTGTAACTGGCTGTATATGCTTTCGGGCAACCACGATGCGTGGTCAGGAGCCGGTGACCCCCTCCGATGGATCGCCAAGCAGCAGGACGCGCTATACAAGTCGTCCGAAGCCCGTATTGAACTGAAGTTTCCCAACGGCAATTCAGTACGCGTAAACGCCCGCCATGACCATTCTGGCTCGTCTATCTGGAACCCTGCGCATGGCCCAATGAAGGCCGCGCTAATGGGAACCCGTGACCATATCTACGTTGCCGGCCACAAGCATGAGAGCGCGTATAGCGTCCTGAAAGACCCGATTAACGGCATTACCATGCACGCCCTCAAGGTCGCCTCATACAAGGTCTACGACCGTTTTGCGAAAGACCGGGGGTTTAGGGACAATTCCCTATCGCCTTGCGCGGTGACGATAATTAACCCTGCCATGGCTGATAATCATCCAGACTTCGTAAAGGTGTTTTGGGAACCGGAAGTCGGCGCGGATTATCTGACCTACCTACGCAAGAAAAAATGAAACGGGACGACGAGGACGAGTTGTTGTGGGCGCAGCCAGACCTGTGCCAGAAATGTGTATGGTTGTGTCCATGGAACGGGGCGGGATATGGATGCTCCCACCCTAGTCAGAAACAGTTGTTGCAGGGAGATGTTGTGTGCGGAGGGGTGCATTTCAAAGCCACAAGGCCGTGGCATCTCCCCCGCGACCCCGAATAGGGCTTTTTTATAAACCCCCGCACGCCGCCGCAGATTGCTGTGTGGCAATGCTCAAGGCGCTAACGCCCGACTACGATGTAGAACTGCTAGACATTGCCGACTGCACCTACGCCCGAATGAGATCGCTTCAGATCGTGGCATTTCCCGGCGGGGTCGGCGAGGCTGACGATTGGTCGCAGATTTTCCAAGATGCGGCTAAAGATGTAAGACTTTTTGTACAGAAAGGCGGGGCATATCTCGGCATCTGCATGGGGGCTTATTGGGCTGGCCCGGGCTATTTTGATTTGTTAAGAAACGTCAACGTAGATCAATACGTTCGCAAAGCCGAGATCAAACGGTCGTATCAGACGGTTGCCCGGGTGACATGGAACGGCGAGCCGGAAACCATGTTTTTTTGGGACGGCCCACAGTTCACAGGGTCAGATTTTGAGACGGTGGCGACCTACGCCAATGGCGTACCTATGGCGATACGGCAGGGGCGGGTAGGGCTGATCGGGTGTCACCCGGAAGCCGAAGAATCGTGGTTTGCGCGAAAGTACTTGCGCCGACATTGGCACGGCGGGCGGCATTGGAAGTTGCTGCGGGCGTTTGTACGCACGTTGTGTGTACAGTCACCCGCCCTGCATCGCTAGGATCGTCATTTCCCGAAGCACCCAATCGGCCTCAACGTCCAAGCCTTGAGCGCGCATCCGGTATAGAACTTCGTTGATGGTTAGTTCGCGGGCTTGTCCATAAGCCCACGGCGCGGCGGCTAATTCGGCCTCAAATGCGTCACCCTCGGGGGTGACAAAGGGGTCGTCCTCAAAACGGCTCATAAGCGTCCTGCCTCGGGTTATATGCAAGGTTTACAGATAATCCACGCCCCATCTACGGCAAGCGATGTTGGGCTCTGGAACGTGCCGCCATTCTTCGTCCACCATGCGGTTACGATTTTGGAACAAGTCTAAAAGCCATGCAATGACGTTCATGCGAACAACTCCTGTTGGCCGACTATGCGATAACTCGCATAAGCCTTGCCGTTGGATTGAATCGTTGACGTTTGAATGTTTAACCCCTCGGCCCGTAGGTCTGCAATGCGAGCCGCCAGCCGAAAGCACCCATATTCGCGCAGCGCGTCCAGCGGGGTGATGGATTTGCCGGATTGAAGGTGCGTGCGGATCATGTCGTTTTGGGTCATTGGTCGGCCTCCTCTTTCGGCGGCGGGAAATCTAATACCCACCCTTCGGCAAGCATCTCTTGTTCCTTTGCGGCGGCAACACGTTTTGCAAAACGTATAAAAAATTCGATGGGTATTTGAATTTCGAATGTTTGCAAATTAAGGTTTGTTTCTTCAATCCCCGCCTCTTGCGCCATTCGTAAAATGTCGTCGCGGGTCATTTCGGCAATCCCCACTTAAATTCTGCGGTTTTCATGTCGTAATACCCACATTCGTTTTGCACGGCTTGTTTTCGCAACAAATATCCATTTATCCAAAAGCCAAGCCATGACCCGATAAATAATGCAATCAATCCAAACGTTGCCATTTCTTTCAAATCATCTTCTTTCACAATAATCCCTCTTTGGCTAGTTCGTTGATCGTTCGTGCCATTCCCTCTAGGTGCGCCAGCCGCACATAGTCCCTCTCAAGGTCGGTATGCGAGCGGCGGTCTATGGCGTCATGACACGCGCTACAAGCCCAAGCCGCTATCAAATCTGGTGATTTCATCCCCATGCCGCTGATTCCCGGCAACCGCACATGAGCCAACACGGTTGTTTCATTGTTGTGATTGCATATTTCTGGCAATCGCACCATGCAGGGTCGGTCTTTGGCTAGTTTCCGTAAATACGTCATTTCAGACATACCCCAATTATTTCTACTCATACACAGGTTCCGGTAACGGCCCCATGCCCATATCTAAACATTTGCTTTCTATAAACATTAAGTAATCCGTGAATTCTTGTTTGGTTAACGTTGACGAACGTTTCAAAGGCCGCATCCGTTTGCGCCCAAACCCTTCCAGCACTTCCCACCCAAAACACTCGCCAAGAAAGTAATCGTGCAAATCGTCGCGTGTCCACCCGCCCAACGTTTCGCCGCCTTGCTCAAGGATCATGGGGTAAGCAACGCCCCATAAAAATCGGTTTTGCGCGTCCGTGCGCTTGCGTTTCCACGGTTCAACCGTAATGCACCACGCTTTGTTGCGATCTATTGCCGCAACCATCGTGGCAACCGCTCGGATAATGTCGTCCGGTTGAGTGCCTTTTGGGAATAAACGTTTCATCAGAAATTGATGTCGTCATCTACCCAGTTATCTTCGGTCAGCACTTTGCCTTGCGCTGGCTTTGGCGGCGCGGCTTTCTTGGCCTCAAACGACAGGCTCATAAACTTGCTGCCGTCCTTCTTGCTGGCCTTGATCCAGCCGCTGACGTTGAAATCCACGTTGTCAATTACCGCGCTGCCACGGTAATCGGGACGTTTGTCGTTGCCGTTCTTGTCGTTCTTGAACAAGACGCCGCGCATATTTGGATCGTAAGTATTCATTTTGCCTCCTTGGCAATTTTGATGTAAGAACGAATAGCATTTTTCAACTTTGAACCAAGCGCATCGCCCACCGCTATATACAGTTCGTGGTTGGCGCTTACGCTTTGATGTATTTCGTACACCGCAGCCGCAATCTCTTTTTCCTCGGCGTCCAAATCAAACGCGGCCTTGAACTTCTCCACATATTCCTGCACCTCAACAGGATTGGCGTTCTTGCCGAGGTCGCCTCTTGGGTCAAGTTTCAGATCGGGCTTGCGGCCCTGCGCGGCCTCGCCATCGTCATCCGTCTGATAGATGCCGACTAGCGCCGCCAGCGCGTAACGCCTTGCATACGTCAGCCCCGAGCCTTGCGCCTGTGGGCTGTTGTCTTTGACCAGTACCGGCATTTCGCCCGATATCCATTCGCCGCTACTGTGCAACAACGTAGTCACCAACAGCAGGCCATGTTCGGTGTACCGGCTCGTCTGCACAACCGACAACCCGTTATCGGTGAGCGGCTTGCGGCAGGCTTGCCACACCGATTCAAGGTCAGCGTATCGGGATTTGAAGAACGGATTGGCGGCGTCCTTAACGGCTCCGCTAATTTGGCTTTGCGCTTTGGCAAGGGCGGCGGCAAGTGCGCCGATGTTTTCAGACTTCATTGCAATTTCCTCTCTGTGGCTTCCAACTGTTTATAAACGGCAATCAACGTTGCCAACAATATTGTGCGGATAAATTCGTATTCCTCGCGCTCGGCATCCTGTTGCTGCCACCAGTCGTTATCGTCCAGCGGCATTTCATCGTCCCACATGGGTCACCTCCGCATCGCACCCGTGACCGTCGCAAGGCTCAATCCAACAGCAAAACAGATAGAGCAGGATTAGGCCGATCAACTGGGGTTTAATGGATTTATTCGTCATGGCCGTCATCCCAAGTCATTTCTTGGCCGATCTCGTCCTCAATAACATCGTAGTCAAGGTAATCGGGATCAACGTCAAGGACGACTGGAAGGGAGTGGTAATCGGTGTCGTTTTGTTCGTACACACCATGCAGTTGCACGCCGTCAATCTCAAACTGGTCTCCGAATTGCGTCCAGTAAACGTGAGCCTTCCACTTGTAACCAAGCGCGGAAAGCGTCATTTCTGTGCAGTTTGAATTTTTATACTTGGACATTTCTGTTGCCTCCGTATTAGTAACCAGACCGACGTTCGGTGTGGTAGTAGTGATCGCCAATTTCCCGTGCGCCTTGCTTGGCCGCGTCATACGTTGCGTAGACGTAATCGCCGACCATGCCGGTCACCTCATTAAACACGCGGAAAGCGCGGCCCTGCACCTTGTCGGCGCAGTAGCGGGTTTCCACTTCAACGGATGAAAACCGGCTGACGGGATACATTTTGGTTTTGATGACGATGTGGTTAGACATATCTGTTGTCTCCGTGGTTGTGTCTGTCAACGGTTGTCAGTTTAGCAACCTAAACGCCCATGTCAAGCCTTGTTGCGAAAATATTTTACATGGCTAAAATGCCTCGCTATGGACATTCAGCAAATGCTTAAACGGTTCCCAAGCCAGAAGGCTATGGCTAAAGCGTTCGGGGTTACGGACGGGGCCATTAGCCAATGGATTAAGGCCGGGCGGCTACCGGACGCCCGTGTATGGCAATGGAAGGCAGGGCTGGTAAAGCCGCCCAAGGGCCGCTAATGCGGTTTACGGAAGCCAGAAACGAAAAACCCCGAAGGGGGGCTTCGGGGCTTGACGGACTCGGTGGAAGGAGTCTAGGCTTGAATTGCGGAACAAGCGTGATGAGGATACTGACGGACTGTTCTAGTCTTGTCAACCACCCCACCACGCCGAAATGCTCGGGCAATCTGGTCGGGGAAACCACGCGCAGATATGCCTTAAATCTAGACCGGGGCGGCCAGCCTCTAGACACGCGGCGTAAGTCGGGAAGCGTGAATGGCACCGGGAAACCGGGAAAAGTAGCCGACAGCAGGGTGGCTCCATGCAGTCACAATCCTTTGCACGATTGCCTAGGCGTAATTCCGTCTTGTAACCGTGCAGAGTTCACCATCAGTCACAGGGGTTAATCATGGATATACCGGGATTAGACGTAGCAGCGTGGGATCGGTGGGTCATGTACCGGAAGGCGATCAAGAAGCCTTTGAAGGAAGCCACCTTGCACGCAGCGGCATTGAAACTTGCCAAGTACGGTGACGATCAAGGCGAAGTGGTGGATCAGAGCATTGCCAACCAATGGCAAGGCCTGTTTGACCTTCAGAAAAAGAAACTAGCCCCGGGTGAAAAGCCGCAAAAGACCCGTGAACAGAAAGCCGCCGATGATTTCAATTGGGAAAATTCGGTCAAACGCGCTGAAAAGAACTGGCAGGAGACCGTCCCTACCCCGTATGGCCGTTTAAGGCTCTGTGACGCCCTCTGGGCCCGTTACACGATTGAGGAAGGCCCAGACACCGCCGATAAGATGGATTGGCTTAAAGGCGTTGTGGCGCGGAATCTGAAGGAAGTAGAGGCCAAGTTGGTAGTAGGCGACCCGCATTTGATGATTATGGTCATGTGTTTTTTCGGCCCGCTCGGGGTCAAGCGCATTAAGGAACGTGCGGCGGTGGGCGCATGAGCAAGTTTTATTGCAAAAAGTGTCGGAAAACCGTCATTCGCAAAACCACAAAAAAATGGGTCAACTCGTTTTGCCTTGAAGCCGGGCGGGTAACTCGATTGGTGCGTGTATGAGTTGGCGTACCAAATGGGGTATTCCCGAGCGTGAATACGCGCTTAAATCATCAACCCGTAACTACTGGACGATATTCCTGTGCCGATTGGTCAACGAAGCAAGAGCAGCCGAATCCGTAGATGCACCGAGTGCAAGCGCACCTTCGCCTCGCCGGATTCTTTCCGTATCCATAGGCACAAAGGCGCAACGTGCCGCACGGAGGAGGCGCTCGTTGCCTCGGGTTTCCGCTTGACCCCGAAGGGCTGGCTCAAGGTGGTGATATGAGGCGCGCTGCACGGCGAGACGCTAACGATGGGATCATTACGGAAGCCCTGCGGGTGGCTGGGTTTACCGTCCATGACTTTGCCGGGGCTGGGAACAGTATTCCCGACAAATTAGTTTTCCGGCCCCTTCCAGACGGGCGGCAATGGATTTGTTGGGTCGAGATCAAGACCGAAAAAGGCAAATTGAGGCCGGGACAGGAAAAGTTCCGCGCCCTGTTTGAGCCTCGAGGGGAGTGGTACAAGGCTACGCACCCGCAAGACACGGTTTGCGAACTGGCGATGCGGTACTTTGAAAGCATTAAGCAAGAACAGTTGCGCTGATTTACAACGCCGTTTACCATCTGATTTGGCTAAAAATAGGTGCAAAATGGCCGAATCTGAACAGAAAAACGTCGCGTTGTTTGTGGCAACTTTGTTCCATAGCGCGACCGTTACGCATTTTATGCACCTGTCCACGGACTCTTATGCGAAGCACAAGGCTTTGCAGAAATACTACGAGGACATCGTAGACCTCACCGACGCGGTAGCCGAGTCGTACATGGGCTACGAGGAAGTCAAACTGACGCAATGGCCGAAGGAATTTCACCTTGCCAGCGATCCGGTGACGTACCTTGAAAAACTGCGCGATTTTGTGGAAGAAATTCGCAAGGTCATTTGCCCGGAATACACCCCGATCCAGAACCAGATTGATGCCATCCAAGAACTGATGGACAGCACGATCTACAAATTGAAGTTTTTGGCGTAATGGCTGCTCCTGCCCGCACACCGGACACCATAGCCGACGCGCTGCGGTATTACGGCGAAAAAATGGGTTTGCGTAAACGGCTGGAAAGCGCCATGTCGTTAGACCAGCCGAAGGATCAAGACGTAGGCGACATTGCCGCAGACATTGCGCTTGGGTTTACCCCCTTGCAGTACCCGCAAGCCGCCCGTGACTTTGAACGCGCCCGCCGCGAGAACGACCCGCTTGGTATGGGATTGGCAAGTCTTGCCGCGATCCCTGTAATTGGTGGCGTATCCAAAGCGGCAGGCCGACTCCGCAAAATGGAGGATGTTGTAGCCGCCCGCAAAGCCGCGATGGAAGCCGCGCAATTAAACGCCGCCAAACCTATAGCGCAAGGTGGGCTTGGGCTTCCTGCAAGCAATACGGCGATGGATCGCGCCAAAGCAATGGGATTTGAGCCTGCGTACCATGGGACAAATAAAGAAATAGAACAAATTGATTTGTCAAAAGCGGGGGAAATGACAAAAAATCCTAATGCGCCGTTAGGGTTTTGGATGACCCCAAATACTCAAGAGGCATCCCGCTATGCCAATTTTTATGTGGATCGGCCAGAAGGCGCAAATGTAATGCCTTTAATGGTGCGAAAAGGGCAAAAATACCCAATTTCGTATACAGAATTAAATGATATTGCGATGAGCGTATTTAAAGGGCCGGGTAATACGCCAAAAGAACGATACGAATTAGGGCGAGAATCTGCAAAAAAGTTGCGTGAAAAATTACGCGGCGAAAATTATGAAACCGCAGTAATGGCGGAAGGCAAACCAACAGAAGAAATTATTGCGTTAGACCCTGCAACGGTACGCAGCCGGTTTGCGGCATTTGACCCTGCCAAACTGTCCTCGCCAGACTTGTTGGCTGGCATGGCAGGCCCAACCGTATTGGCCGCTGCATTAATGGAACAACAACGCCGAGAAAAGGAACGTAAGGAGGCTAAACTGTAATGCCGAGTCATAGTGACAAACAGCGCCGCATGATGGCTGCCGCCGCCCACAACCCCGAATTCGCCAAGAAGGTTGGTGTCCCGGTTGCGGTAGCCAAGGAATTCAACCAAGCCGATAAAGGGAAAAAACTGGCCGAAGCCATGAAACGGATGCCCAAGCGCGACGACACCTAATGATCCACGTGGAACATATCGGGATTGCCACCATAATCCCGTTTGCGAAAAACAGCCGAACCCACGATGACGCGCAAGTAGCGCAGATTGCTGCCAGCATTCGGGAATTTGGTTTTACCAACCCGGTGTTAATTGACGAGACCAACGGCATCATTGCCGGTCACGGGCGCGTAATGGCCGCCCGCAAATTAGGGCTGACCGAAGTTCCATGCATTCGGCTTGTCCACCTAACGGACGCTCAAAAGCGGGCATACGTTATTGCCGACAACAAACTTGCCCTAAACGCAGGGTGGGACGATGCCATGCTCAAACTGGAGTTGGCAGACCTTAAAGCGTTGGATTTTGACCTAGACCTTACGGGCTTCAGCACGGACGAACTAAACGCCCTATTAGCCGATAAAGGCACGGAGGGGCTAACTGACCCCGATGCTACGCCAGAGCCGCCCGTGGAGCCGGTCACGCGGTTAGGCGACGTCTGGTTGTGCGGTCAGCACCGAGTAATGTGCGGAGATAGCGCGGATACGACCGCTATTGATCGGCTAAATGCAGGAATCATTCCCGATTTAGTATTCACCGACCCGCCGTACAACATTGATTATCAAGGCGTTTCTGATAAAAGGAAAATTAAAAACGACAAAATGAACGACGGTGCTTTTGTTGATTTTTTAACGTCTACGTTATGGTCGTGTTCCACGATGTACGTTTGTTGTTCGTGGCAGTACGCACACTTGTTTCGGGAGGCTTTAGAAAAAATTGGACGCAAACCGAAAGCAATGATTGTTTGGAATAAGGTCAATCCTGCGCAACACCTTGATAAATATTTTAAGCAGCACGAAATTATTTGGTATGTCGGTGATTTTGGTGGAGAAAAAACGATTAGAGGGGACATTTGGGAAGTAAAACGCCAGAAAAATACCGTTCACCCCACGATGAAACCTGTGGAGTTAATTGAGTTGGCGTTAAAAGATCAGCCCGAAAAAAAAGTGGTAATAGACATTTTTGGAGGATCTGGGTCTACCCTTATTGCAGCCGAAAAGAACGGACGCATTGCTAGAATCATGGAGTTAGACCCGAAGTACGTGGACGTAATTGTTAAACGGTGGGAAGAATTTACGGGCAAAAAGGCCACGCTGGAATCCACCGGGGAACCGTTTAAGGCTGCGGCATGAGCAAGCGCAAGGAAACGCGCATTAGTGAGCGCACGGGTCTGCCCAAACAGGGGCAGCAAGGTGAGGGTGGCGGTCGCCCGCGCTTTGAAATTGATTACGACGCGGTAGAAAAACTGGCCAGCCTGCAATGTACACAGGCCGAAATTGCGTCTTACCTTGGTTGCTCGGTAGATACGCTACAAGCCGACGAGAAGTTTTCCGGCATTTATAAAGCAGCCATGGACAAAGGCCGTATGTCTCTGCGACGGCATCAATGGCGTGCGCTGGAAGAAGGCAACAGCACGATGCTGGTATGGCTCGGCAAACAGTACCTCGGGCAGCGCGACAAGAACGAACTGACCGGCGCTGACGGCAAGGATTTGGTCATAACGTGGCTGCCGCCCCAATAGTCCTGCCTTACGCCCCCCGCAAAGCGTTCATGCCGTTTCATGAGCGCAATAAGCGTTGGGCTTGCTTGGTTGCTCACCGACGCGCTGGCAAGACCGTTGCTGCGGTCAACGACATTGTGCGGGCGGCCATGTTTTGCAAAGACCCCAACCCGTTGTTTGGCTACATCGCGCCATACCAAAACCAAGCCCGCCGTATTGCGTGGGACTATTTCAAGTATTACGCCGCCCCAGTTACCAAGGAAGCCAACGAAAGCCAGATGACGCTGACGCTGTTAAACGGCGCAAAAATCAGCCTGTTTGGAGCCGACAACGCCGACGCCATGCGCGGCCTTGGCTTCTCGGGCGTATATATGGACGAGTACGGCGACTTTAAGCCGTCCGTGTTTGGCAACATCATTCGCCCCGCGCTATCCGATAAGCAGGGATGGGCGGTATTCGCAGGCACGCCCAAGGGCAAGAATCAGTTTTGGGAAGTGTTTGACCGTGCCTCTCGGACTCCTAGCGAGTGGTTCCTGCTGCGCTTAACCGCTTCAGAAAGCGGGCTTCTCCCAACCGGCGAACTAGCCGCCGCTAAAGCGCAACTCTCCGAGGATCAGTACTTGCAGGAGTACGAGTGCAGTTTCGAGGCTGCAATCCTCGGGGCTTTTTATGGCCGGGAAATGAGAGAAGCCCAAGACCAAGGGCGAAT